GCCACTACCTTACCATTCTTTTCATTGTTTAGGAAGCCCTTGAGAACTCCTATGCGGTGACTAATAACCGTTAGACCATCAAGCATTTCAATGGCAGGGTCTTTGGATACCAACTCTCGGACACTCTCACACAAAAGACCATTCTTACGCACTTGTTCAATCTTACGCTCTTCCCCCGTAGTCTTGTTACGTATGTACTTCCAAGTCCGAGGCTTCCAACCTAAAGAAGATAACCAAGACTTCACTTGGTCTGTAGAGTTAGGGTTACCGTCCTCATAGCCATCAACATAAGTCACAGGCCCAGCAGTGTCGTCTGGTAACTTGAGTTCCCTAAGGAGGTTAAACCAAGTCTCACCGTGCTTACTAAGGCTACCGTCAGCTTTGTAGATTACCTTTGGCTTCTCCTTTTTCTTAGTGATAGGATTCTTAGGCATTGCCTCTTTAAGTGCTTCTGTCTTTTCCTCCTTCATAGCTTCTAGTTCACTTAGGTGTTGTTCGCACTTAGCTACATCCAAAGTAAGTGGGTTAGCCTCTTGCTCTCGGAGACAATCCATCTTGAAGCTGAGATACCTTATAAACCTTAGAATATCACTGTTCATTGTTACTCCTTAACAGGTGGTTTATACCAAAAACAAGTACTAGAGTAATCACTCCAAGCAATAGATGCTTCTTTTACACCCAAAACCTTAGCCCACTCTTTAGCACCCTCACGATCTTCCTCACTGAAGTATCTGTAGCAATCACTACGAGTACAGTCAGAGGAACAAAAGGTCTTATCTTTGTAGCATAGTGCCATTAGTTGTATATCTCCTCAAGTCTGTTCTTCATCTTAACCCATAGCTTCCAGTTTATTGCGCAGTCAGCTTCACACCGATGAGCATATTCCTCATAACTAAGGTTCTGCCAGTCATCCACCTTCGGTTTAGCTACACCAAGATCAAGTCCCCACTCTGCTAGGCCATGCTTCTGTCGATCTGGATACAAATACCAAGACAAAGCTAGAGTATCTATCCACTTACGGAAGTCCATAGGAATACCCAAGATACGATTGAATACCACCATGTCATGTCTGATAGCATTATGAGCCACGATAAGATCAGCACTATTGAGAACTGCTTTCATGTCATCATAGTCACCCGTGCTATGGTAGGTCTCCCCATCTCTAGTGTAACTCAGGACGTGTAGCTTAGTGCAGTCATAGGCTAGACCATCACTCTCTGAGTCAATTACTATCGTTCTCATCTCTTAATAAACACCTCTTTGATAGAGTCATCCACGTAAAAGATACGAGCGTCTGGAGTCGTCCACCCATACTTATCAGCTAAGAACTGAGCAACTTCCTCTACACTATCTGCACCTGAATAATGAGGAAACTCTACCTCATAGCAACCGTCCCAACGATCACCACAGCACTCGCAATCCCTCCCATTATCTACACCATCAAAGTAGACCCCGATGATCTCTGCTTTTTTAATAGCTTCCCCTTCACTTTCTGCTTCAATAAAAAGTCGATGGCAGATTTTCTCATCTACATCAAAAGAACCTCCGCTGCTATTTTGGCTAAACTCGTAGAATTTCATCTTGGAAGTCATTAGAAAGGTACTCCTTCATCATTAGGTGTCTCAGGTTCAGCAGGTCCAGTGTACTCTTGAACCATTGTTGTGTCAATATTGTATCGCAACATTCCAGCAGGTCCAGTGGTAGCAAAGGGTCGGTTCTTGGTCACGGTCAGGTGTGTTGTGTTCTTCTCTTCTGCATCCTCAGCCAGCTTATCACGCTGTAGTTCCAGCAATACGATAGCTTCTTCTTCAACAGACTTAGCATATTTTGTATGGCCGTCATTATTAACATGAGAGATACAGATGATCCCGACATTCCTACGCTTAGATAGTTCCACCAACTTAACCCCCAACTCAGTAAGAGCACTTGTAGCACCATCCACACCACTCAGATAAGCCAGACGCTGTAGGTGGTCAATGAAGATGTAGTCAGCACCATAAATAGTAATAGCGTGTTTACATTGTTTCAGTGTACTCTCTAGCGGGTCATGTGGGTCAATGTCAAAAGACACAAACTTCTCTTCACCAACTACATCCAGCAAAGCTTTCTCAAACTCATCATCAGTAACACCATTGAACTTCTGATCTTCCTCAGTGTTTACATTGTAGCCTAACTCATACGTAGCCATACCCCGTGCTGTAGTACTCTTCATCTCCTCCATAGCTAGGTTAGCTACAACCTTACCCTGATTACGTACAAGATCGTGCTGGACATAACGGAAGAGGCTAGTCTTACCAACTCCCGGTGGTGCCTTAACCACTGTGATACCACCCTTTATCCAACCCCTCATAACCTTATTCAGAGCCTCTACAGGCGTGGGTGTGTACTCATAGGGGGTCTCATCCCTAACAGCCTTAAGCCAGTCCTCAGCGCCGCTTGTGAAGCCCGCAGGAGAGTATTTCTTAGCTGCCCACCATGCAGACTTATACTCACGCTCCTTACCAGCCATCAGGAAGTCATTAGCATCCTTATACTGACCATGGTTCATCATGTGGACTTTACCGGGGAACAGATCGAACATGATCTCCGCCACCCTACGCCCCGGCTCATCATTATCCACACTCAGGATGATCTTATCAAAGCTCTCCAACCAGCCCCTAGTCTTCTCCCAGAGTTTACCGCTTGGTGTAGCTGATGGTAGGGACACCACAGGGTTCTTGTAGGAACTACCCTGAGACAGCATCTGGAAGGCAGACATAGCATCAACCTCACCCTCCACCACAGTAACCATCTTACTACTACCAGCAGGAAATAGGTTCATACCAAACAGTTCATTACCACGAAACCCATTCTTAGCGTAGAACTCTTTAGGGAACTTACGTACCTTAATGCCACCACTAGGATAGGGATACTCCTGACGACCCTCTCCGTAGGTCTTAACGCCATAGAACTCCATCACGTTACTGGTGATACCACGAGAAGCTACAAACTTACCACTCTCCTTCTTATCAACTACATCATCAAACACTGGCAGTTCCTCTTCTATTGCTTTTGGTGTGAAGCCCCTCGTAGGGTACTCTTCCTCAGCCCAGTCATACTTCTCGTCACGGTTTGGGTAGCCACGATGGCATGAGTGACACTTACCAGTCATCTTCTCGACATTGTAAGCGAAGGCATCGGAAGAGCCACACGAGACGAATGGGCAAGGCTTATGTATTACCTCAGTCACTAATGTCAGTATCCTTCTTAAGTGATTCTAGGGCATCCTGTATGTCCCACTTGTAGATAGCACAGTACAAGATAAACTCAAGCCCTATCTCTGCAATCTTATCCCTTGTCTCATCTTCAAAGTGGAAGGTATACGTAGCAGAGCCATCCTCATGCTCAACTACCTCCTCAACTCCGATAATTCCTACTGTATCTTCAGTCATGTGGTGTAAATCCTAGTGAGTCTGATTCATAGATGTCATCTGGTAGTTCGTCTTCTACAGAAATCATCTCCCTAAGTTTAGCTACACCACCACTAGCATCCTTACCTACAGCGGACATGTTATAGCCAAGAAGCTCTAAGAACAGCATGTAACCATAACAACTACCCATAAGAGACACTTCTTCATGCTTTGTAGGTAGTTCATCCTTATGCTTCTCAAGCAACTCCCTAAAGACCTCTGTAGCTACCACATTCACTGTCTTAGTCTGTTCTTCATCCATTCTTCAGTCTCCTTCTTAAGATTAATACTTAAGATTCTAATCTTAGTATGATTATTAATACTAAGAGATAATTCTTAAGATTAATTCTTACGAGTCTTTCTTAGAGGGGGTATAGTTATATAAGTTCATTTTCCCATGCTTCACACTTCACAAATTGTTACGTAGTTTCTTCATCATCTCGTCCTCCCACCTAGATATAGTCTGTTGAGACACTTCATACTCATCAGCTAGGTCTTCTTGAGACTTATCCTCAAAAAACCGAGCCTTCAGGATAGCCATCTCTTTCTCCGATAGTGTCGTTACCGCAACACTCATAACGTATGCAGCATAGTCCTTATCCTCATACTCCTGAGCATGATCTGGTACAGCAACCTCAATCTCAGTGATGTCCTCGTAGTCATTGCTCATAGCGTCATACAGGCTACGCAGTGTACCATCCTTCACACCCTCTAGTTTGTCCAAGTCTTCTCCTGTAGCTAGTGCGTGTGAGACTGTCCGTGCTGCCCATGTGTTAGGGATACTAACAGCCTTTGACCCAATGTTCATGTAG